ATGAGTTCGATGTTAAGAATACCCTAAGCGATTGGGACGGGTTAATTTATACTTTCTGTTATCGCAGTAAGGAAGAATTAAGCAACGGATATTACCCGACTTATTGTATAGAATCGTGGGGTAAATCTAATACGGTTATGTTAATGGAATTGTTCAAAGATTATTCCTATTCTATACAATGTAGAGAACACGATTACAAACCCATTGTTGATAAGAATGCCAACGGTGATTAACACCACTATGTTATACTTAAGTTTTCCACAGTTTGTGTTACTTTCTGTGGAAAAGTGTTTAAAAATGTATTATAAATGGTAAAATAAATAGGGGAGCGTTTGTTATATCGTTTTCCACAAGTGTGTGAATAAGTGT